CCTTGTATACGCACGTATCGTACGAGCCCGGCCCCTCCTGCCTATGGCTAGGAGCGAAGCGACGGCAAAGCCTGATCCTTCGCACAATACGGCCAGGATACAGGCAATAAAAAAGCCCCGCTTGCGCGGGGCTGAGTTTAATCAAGGTGCTTGGTTTTGATGTCAATCACCAAATCCCCAAGGATTAGGGCGATGATGCACAGGATGGCGATAAAGACTATCATAGGTATACACTCCGATAACCACGCACACTTGCAACAGGAACCTTTTCAGCCTTAGCGTACCCTTCGATGGCGGCCGCAAGTGACGTTGCCCAGATGATGCGCCATGATTGTTGAAGGCGTCCGTTAACAAACACAACGAATTCACGCATGTTAATACTCCAAAAAATAGCCCGGCTTTCGCCGGGCTTAGTTAACACATGGGGAACAAAAGAATGTCTAAGGTTACTTAACCTTATCCATAGCAGGCTTGGGAGCGTGCAGAACACACAACCAAGCGCCACGATGTTGCGTGCAAGGCTGCCTTACCTCACACACAAAACAAACCTCACGGCGTACCGTTAGATAAACCGGAAGGAGCCGGGGCAGCTTTCGCTGCCCCGGTTTAGCCTTAGCCTTGGCGACGCGGGCCATTGCCGCGCGGCGCTTGTGTCGGCGCTTGTGTCGGCGCTTTCGGCGCTTCCTTGGCGCTAGCGAAAGTCAGGCGAGCGCGAGGCGCTTTCTGACTGCCGCCGGACGGGTTGAAGCCGTCGCAGAAAACCCACAAGGACGGGCGCTTCAGTTTGACGTGAAAGCCCATATTCGTGGGTTTGTATTCCTTGAGCTGCCAAGCGTCGTAGCGGACGTTGTAGCCCTTGGCGTTGATTTCTGCCGCCTCAACCGCGACACGCGGAAAACCGCTTTCCGACACAACGTCGGAAAACAGGACAAAATAGGGGTCGCGCACTGGCATGTTGCTATTGAGCAACGATTGCCAAAGCTTCTCCGCTTCGTCGGCGCCAAAGGTAAACTTCGGGTCAGACTTGGCGTCCGCCTTAATTAGAATAAGCGAACCGGCTTCTTTGCCGGAGCCCTCGACCAATTCCAGCGGACCATAGGTGACGAAATCCCATTTCATGGTATTAACTTTCTATTAACATGGCCACACCTTGCGCCTAGGCATAGCCTTCAAAGAACACAAGCGCTTGGCGCGGGTTAGGTGCGCTTGTTCGAGTATAGTCTCACACTCTAGTTAATTTTTCATGAACTTAGGTCCTTACATGTTCGGAACGACCCCCCACACCCGGCCAGACCGACCGCCTCCCCCTCAGATTGTGTACACCTCATACAACACGACCTAAAAATCCAATGTTTACATCCTTGTAAAGTACCTAGCCCAAAAAATTTCCTTGACAAATCAAACAAATTACAGTACTGTCCACTTTACAGGGTTGAGTTGCAAAGCTCCGCCTCTGATCGTTTGGGAAGCCGGTCTCGGTGTAGGGGGGTTCAAACCCTTCGGCCCTGTAAAAATTTCCCAGAAAAAAAAAAAATTAGGAGCTTTCCATGAAAGTAGTTTCAGCAAACGTCCTTGATAAGAACGAGAAGTGCGTTAATTTCGTAGAAATAACTGTGCCTGATTCTCTAGAGCTCACCACAGCAAAAGAGCTGTTTCAAGACATTGGACAGCCGTTTCGTTGTGCTCAATGTTTTGACGAGCATAACTTTGAAGGCGCGCTGTTTACACACCAAAAAGTATTTAACTGGAATGGTGATACTACAACGTATAAAGATACGACTTATGCAACTTCCAGTGAGATGTCTAAACCTCTCGGCGAAGATGAGTTTACCATTAAGGTTGTCCAAACTACTGGACACCTGAAAGTGAACCGTGATGCGGACAACAAGCTAACAATCCAAGAATACGTTCGAGAACAGGAGCTCCCATGATCGTAACACCGACAGCGTTTCTCGAGGCACACCTCGAGCCTATTTCCAAAAAGATCGATAGTTTCGGTGGGTACAACGTGCTCTGCGGCCTCATTGCTGCAGGCGGTGAACCCCACTTCTTCATCACAGGTAACGTGGCACAACAGCCCACATTGGCTAGAGAGATTTACGAAGCCATGGCTGATAAGTTCCGGGAGCTGGCTAACAAGGGCGATAGTCCTTCGTCTAGCCTGATCTTGCCATGACCGAACGAGTTCGCGTTTCCAAGAGACTCGCGCTTGACTGGAAAAAGCGCTACGAGGATGGCGAAAGCATTTTTAAAATTGCAGCGTCTACTAAAAACAGCGGGTTCTACGTAGGCGGCACGGCATTACGTCGCATTTTGCGTAGCGTAGGTGTTGCTATCCGTAGGCCAGGACCAATTAAATCATGAAAGAACTAATACCATGGCGTCCCCTTCAGAGAGATTGGGACGATAGATTTGCACTAGACTTCGCGATGACTCTGGAAGGGTCGGGTAGTAAGCCAGCGCAACTCCTTGCTGAATACGAGTTCGAGGCGGCTGATCTAGAACGGTTCTCACAAGAGCCGTTGTTTGTGCAGCGCGTTGAGTATTTTCAGAATCAGCTTAAGGAACATGGTGCAACGTTTCGTGTAAAAGCTAAGGCACAAGCTGAACTTTTGCTTGACAAGTCATGGGACCTGATCCATAATCCGGATGTGTCCCCGGCAGTAGTGGCAGACCTTATCAAATGGACTGCCAAGATGGGCGGGCTCGAGCCGACTAAGGACTCGGGACCGGCTGACGGCGGAGTGAAAATTAACATAATCATGGGCGGCGCTTCCTACACAGGCCCAGTTGGTGTGAGGCAATCAGATGAGTGAATACGGTTACAAAGTTCGGCTCGTTCAAGAAGAGTGTTTTTCGGAGCGGCTGGTCGCTTACCATGACGAAGACTTCATGGAGTTTCAGCAGGCTGGTGAAGAGGCGACTGAGCATATGTCAGCTCAGTACTGTCCACGTTGTAAGACTACGCATGCGCCAGATACGTATGAAGCGGTTGACGTTTACCGAGATGATGTTGATATCTACCCAACTCGTGTTGATGAGTGGGCTCACCCGGAGTTGTTTCGATAATGCCAAGTAAACCACCGACAGATAGAAGCGGCCTTAGAGGTCGTACGCGGCGAGGCCAGGGTGAAGCAGGTATGGACCTGTCGAACCAACGGCTGAGCGACAACTTTGAGGATCGTGGTCGCGGATCACGGTATACGATTAATGTTGAGACACGTCCGCGTCCTCGCACACGTCCGCCCGGCTCAGTGGTCGGTACGGATGTTGGGCAACGCAGGACACGTAACACCGTGCGCATTCCACCTGTGGAGTGAACATGGGTAAAGAGTCTGATATTCCGCAAGGGGATGGCGTGTTCGCTAGACCCGGCAGGAAACGAAAACATCTTAAGCCGTACACAACACTCTACGAAAGCAATATGCGCGACGTTCCTAAGACGTTGCGTAAGATTGCTAAAGAGATTGAGGCGGGTGAGTATGGTAACGTGCACGAAGCTGCACTAGTCCTTGACACAGCGAAACAGTCTAACTTCGTGGTGTTTGGGTTTGGTCCACAGGCGGGCGGAGCGTACAGCACCATGGCAATGCTCGAGCTAGGCATCGGTGAGCTTCGGCACAACGTCTACGATAGCAAAGAGATTAAGGCTAGCGAAAACAATGGATCAGATAAGTGACTTCCTCCCTACGCAGGTGAACGAGTTTGAGTGTCAGTCGTGCGGAAGTCATATCTCATATGAAGCCTGCCCAAATGTGCCTGTCTTCCCATGTCAGAATTGTGAGGCAGTCGATTGGGTAATATACTCTATTAACGACCATATAATTTATCCCAACAGGAGTTGAGCATGCAAACATATACAGCTGATATTGAGTGCCGTAGCTCCGTTGCCAATGGGTTCCATTGCAGTGCATCAGACTCCATTACGTTCAGCCATCTTGGCGGCGTAATGTCTGCAGATCGAGCTGCTAGAGTGTTGAATGACGCTAAGCTAGTAGTGAAGAAATGCTGGAAGTGCTTCGCACAGAACTGGAAGATCAAGCGGTATACTCCTATTTCGTATCGCGCTAGTGCGGAGGCCACGCGTGGCTGATACAGTAATCACGTACGCAGCCTCACCCACTGCTGAGAAATTTCACAGTTCGGACGCTAAGATGCGGGTCATCATGGGCCCGGTCGGTAGCGGTAAGTCCGTGGCTATGTGCTTTGAAGTGTTCCTTCGCGCGCGTAATCAAGAGCCCGGTGCCGATGGATTTCGGCGTACACGGTTCGCGGTTGTTCGTGAAACTGTGCGTCAGCTTGCAGATACCACCATTAAGACGTGGCTGGACTGGTTCCCTGAGGGGGCCTGCGGTCACTTCATGCGAACTACGAAAACCTACTTTTTGGAAATGGGAGACATTCGTTGTGAAGTTATGTTCCGAGCTCTCGACGATGCTGACGATGTGGCGAACCTTAACTCGTTGGAACTTACAGGTGCTTGGTTCAACGAATGCAGAGACATTGCCCCTGAAATTGTGGATGCTATGTCGAAACGCGTTGGACGTTTTCCATCTAAGAAAGATGGGGGTCCAACTTGGCATGGAATGTGGGGAGACACAAACCCTCCGACTATCGACACTTGGTGGTATTACCAAATGGAAGGTCTCGATCCCAAGGACGGGGTCAGCCCATTTGATAATGGCTGGGTTGTCTTTAAGCAACCCAGTGGTCGTTCCCCTGATGCCGAAAATATTCAGAACCTTCCCGCTGGCTACTACGATACCCAAGGGCGAAGTGACGAGTATATTCGGACCTTTATCGACGGGCTTTACGGTCACTCTCTCGCTGGTACACCCGTCTACAAATACTTCAAGCCAGATTATCACATTTCCAAGCAAGGTCTCCAGCCCGTTAGGGGTAGTACACGACCTCTGATTGTTGGTATGGACTTAGGTCTTACACCAGCTGCAGTGGTTGGACAGATGGATTCACGTGGTCGAATGCTTGTGCTTGGCGAAGCCGTAGGCTTTGACATGGGTGTTCAACGGTTCATCAGGACTAAGCTAAAACCCCTACTGAACGAGAAGTTCTCCGGGATGAAGGTACAAGTTGTATGTGACCCGGCAGGTAAACAGAGACAACAAGGTGATGAAAAAAGTACAGTTAGTCTTATCGAAGCTGAAGGCCTTTCGGTTATCCCCGCTTCTACTAATGCTATTGCTGCTCGACTTAACGCTGTTGATGATTACCTTATGCGCAATACAGACGGCGATGCAGCCTTCCTATTAGACCCATCGTGCACTAGCCTTAAGGCAGCGATGATGGGCGGATATAGGTTCCACCCCAAGACAGGCAACATTGAGAAGAGCAAGAGTTCACACGTAGCGGAAGCTTTACAGTATCTTGCACTTCACATCAATGACTTCGCAGGATCAGTTCCAATTGTGGCAAAACCCGTACAGCGGGTTAATGCTGCATCTTGGACATAATGCTTGACATTTACGTAAGACTATGATATGTAACACTTGATTTTATGGGAGGGCACGATGCCTAGACCACGTAGACCTAATATGATTGAGCGCTATGGTATTGCGCTCCAAGATGCCGAACGGAACCAACGCCCACTTCCAATCACAAGCGCAAGCATGGGAGAAGCGGGTCGTGGTATGGCATACACAATTACTGGCGACGAGCGTTATCGCGGCAGCCCTACCAAATCTGTTGTTGAGGGTGTCCCACATAATGACCGCAGCTATCAACCTTATAAACCAACAAAGTAAGGCTTTCTAATGGCTACTATTACTCCAGCCCTAACTGTGACTAACGGCGTCGGCATCCTTACCTGGACCGGCGTGTCGACTGCTGATACTATGACCACAAAACATATCCCAGAACGCGTCGGCGTAATTGGTTCAGTTGCGTTTACCGGTACTTTTGGTAGTGCTACAGTTAAGCTGCAAGGCTCCAACGATGGCACCAACTATTTTGATCTCAAAGATGTAACGGGTAACACCATTAGCTGTACAGCAGCGGCATACTTTGAGTTCTCACTCTCCTGCTTGTATCTTAAGCCAGCAAGTTCTGGCGGCACGGCAGATAACGTTGACGTAACTATTGTGATGCGTGGTTAATATGAGCGCAAGTGTATCTCATGTAGCTAAACGACGAAACCGCC